GCGTCCGCGCCCATGTGCCAGCTGTGGTGTGGTGGGCCTCGTCCACCACGATCAGCTGGAACATGTCCCGCGGCAGCCGGTGCAGCCGCCGCGCCACGGTTTGCACGCCGGCCACCTGCACCGCATGACTCAGGTCCATGGCGCGATTGGCGGCGATGATGCCATGGTGCATCGGCAGGCTGCGGCTGGCCTGGTCCAGCAGCTCCGCGCGATGCACAAGGATCAGCACGCGGTTGCCTTTGCGGCTGGCAGCATCAGCGATGTAGGCGAAGCACACGGTCTTGCCACCGCCAGTAGGCAGCACCGCCAGCACGCTGCGCTTGCCGAGCTGGTACTGCAAGCGGATGTCAGTCACCAGCTGTTGCTGGTAGGGGCGGAGGGTCATAGATCCAGCTCCGTTTGATCGGCATTGACCTCAACGCTCCCGGCCATCTCCAGGTTGCGCACCGCCTGCCGGTAGTAGCTGGGCTTCAGCTCGATGCCGATGCCACGGCGGCCGGCCTGCACTGCCCCGTAGACCTCGCTGCCGACACCCATGAATGGGGTCAGCACGGTTTCGCCGCGGTTGCTCCACATCACGACCGCTCGGTCAATCACATCCAGCTGCAGCGGGTGAACGTGCTTCTCGTCTTCGCCGTCCTTGGCGCCGCGGAACTGCAGCACGTTGTCAATCCGCACGTCATCCCAAACGCTGGAGGCATACTGCCGCCAGATCCACTGGCTGAACTGATTCTTTTTCTGATCACCCTTCATGCCGCGAAAGCCCATGAGGTCATGCGGCACCGTGCGCTCACCGCTGTAGTGCATCAGTCCGACCTCATGGGTTACGGGCACCGGGTTCTCGCCCTTGCGGCGGAACATCAGCAGGTAGTCAGCGTTAGCGATGCTGTTGCGAGTTGAGTCTTCGCAGAGCGTCTTGTGATGGAGGCTCTTCATCATGGTGCGATTGCGCACCATCAGCGGCTCCTTCCAGATCACACGCCGGCCGCCATAGGCGAACCCTCGGGCTTCGTGCTCTCGGATGATCCGGCCAGGTAGATCAAACATGGCATCGCAGCCGGCGTTGCTCAGTGGAATGTCCATGCAATGCACCGCCGAAATCCTGCCGGGCATCATCACCCTTTGGATTTCATCCAGGCAATAGCCGTAGTGCGTGAAAAACTCATCGTAGTTCAGGCAGTTGGACATGTCCCGATCATCGCTGCTGTACTGATACAGCCCAGCAAACGGCGGGGAGTAGACGGTGAGATGCGCCGACGCATCGGGCAGTCCTTGCATGACCTCAATGCAGTCGCCGTTGTAGATGGCGTAGCGGTCGGTCAGCAGTTGATCTTTTACAGCCATTGCGGGAGTGCCGGTGTGGTGGTGTAGAGATTGGTGCGTTTGATCGTGGTTGCATTGTTCATCTGCGCCACCAGTTCTTCAAACATGGCGGACGCTCGCTCAGCCTTGCTGCGCATGTTGGTGAGCACTCTGGCCTCGCCTTCAGTGGCGATCACGTCAAGGTGAACGGTGCCCTGCTGGCCGAACCGCCAGCAGCGGCGGACCGATTGGTAGTGCTGCTCGTAGCTATGGCTGGCAAATGTCACCACATGGGCGCAGTGCTGCCAGTTCAGGCCCCAAGCGCCAATCTTCGGCTTGATCACAAGCACCCGCTGACGACCATTACCGAAGGCCTCATACAGCTCTACTTTTCGGTCGTCTGGCGTGCGGCCAGCAACTTGCGCAGCGCCCGGGATGAGCTGCTCCAGTAAGTCGCCTTCGGCGTTGGTATGACACCAGATCACGGCAGGGCGGTCGTGGTCTACCAGTTGTGCCGCAAACTCGCATCGCTCTTGAATGGTGCGTTTCCGTTCCTCGCGTTCTTCCGCCAACCCAAAGGCCGGCATCGAAAAAAGCATCCCCTCTGGCGGGGTGGCCGGGGCAATAATGTGATCACGCTCAACCAGAGGCGGCAGGATAAAGCCATCGTTGGCGAAACCCAGATCAGACGGCATCCGGCAGGCCCTAGCCCAGCTGGCCACCCAGCGCCAGAAGTGCTCGCGGGCGTGATGCTTGAGGCGCCACTGGCCGATAGTCTGCGATACCCTGAACGCCAGCTTTTTGTAGTAGTTAGCGTTGGCGCCGATCATCGCCTCTGCCGACTGCTGCAGCCGTTCTTCGCGCTTCTGGCTTTTGTCATCGAGCTGTGCAAAGAACCGGCGCAGCATGTCGCTGTAGGACAGCTCACCCAGTGCTTCGGATGAGTTGCCGAGTTCGGTGTAGTCGTTCGGGGCGGCTGTTGCGGTGCAGAGCAACCGATACGGCATCTTCGCCATAAAACGGGTGATCGCCTTCCTGGTAGAGCCGTTGAACGACTTCAAGATGCTCGACTCATCGCAGACAACTGCACCAAAATCAGCAGAGTTGAATAGGTGCAGTTTGTCGTAATTGGTGATCACAATCCGCCCCGGCACGCTGCCATCGCTGGAGCGGTGGCACTCGATGCCGAACTTCTCACCCTCGCGGATGGTTTGCGCGGCGACCGCCAGTGGGGTCAGGATCAGCACCGGGCGACCGGTGTGACGGGCCACGTTCTCAGCCCATGTGAGCTGCATGGCGGTCTTGCCTAAGCCGCAGTCCGCGAAGATCGCGGCACGGCCCTTGCGCACGGCCCACTGCACGAGGGCCTGCTGGAAGTCAAAGAGCTGCGGCGGCATGAACACTGGCTCAAAGCCATGATCAGCGCCGGTGTGTTGCTTTTGATCTAGAAATGCCTGGTAATCGCTCATGCCACGGCATGCAATGTGGTCTTGGTCATTTGACTTGAGGGTTGGTAGATCGCTATGGCGGATTAAACGCAAAAATGCGTGACGGGCTAAATAGCGATCTTTGAGCTAAGAGTTGATGTAGTCCTTCATTGAATGAAGCATGGCCACCATGGCGCGGCGATACCTTTGCCGGAATGCCAACCATTTGGCGTGCTGCGATGGACTGAACTCATGCAGCCTTGTGCCAGCCTTGCGTATGCCAAGATGCGCGATTGCGTGATTGCGGAAGCCGTGGTACATCAAATTGCTGCGAGCAACGCCGCCGCGAAAATGATTCGGCCTCATGCGCAGCAGTTCGTTCATCACAAACTTCACGCCGGGCTGGCGGCCTTCGTAAGCGCGTGGATTCCCTTGGTAATCAACAAGCGCCGCCCATAGGCTGACGCCCTGCTTGAATGCCTCGTTGCTATGGAAAAAAGTCAGCATGTCCTGCACAATGCTTGAATGTGCGCCATGCCGTCGCCATGCACAATGCAGGCTCTTATGTTTGCCGCGAGTGATGTACTCATAAACGCATGGGCAAGTCTTTGCCATGTAGTCGATCCTGGCCATGTTCAGGATGTCATTCATGTCAGTAATCTGCTCATGCGCCCACAAGATGCGCGGCGGATAATCACTGCGTGGGTTGAAATACTGCAAGTCAGTAATGCCACGGCGCATGGCAATCCTTGCAATAGTCTCGGCATCAACCTCATCGGACTTGCTATCCATTTTCAGGATGCGTCGCCATTTCGGCGTTAATCCGTGAAACCAAAGTCGAATGCTAACTTTAAGATCATTGGCACGCGATTGGATCTGGATTAGCTCATCGAATGTGTAAACCTGCGCAAGGCTTTTCTTCCTTGGCTGCATGTGAGCATTCTCGACGATGATGATGTCACCGGGCTGCGTGAACGCAAGCGCGGCGAATTGGTCTGGGCGTAGTCGAATTGATTTGCCATTGCGCCATGCGTGAAAGTATCCGCCGCCATAGTCACATCCCCAGATGGGCGGACCGCTGCAGTTTGCAGGAGGCGGCAAAGCCGTTGGCGGCGGCTCGTCGATGAATAGAAGTTGCTGCATGTTGCGATAGGTGCTGCGGAATGTACGCGTAAACCGCCTAAGAGGCGATGCGTCCGTGAACTCCGCAAGGCTTGCTGACCGTAGCAGCGGCGGCTACAGTCCGCAAGCCCCCACCGCCAGCTGATGCGTCTTGCCCATCCCACACCCGTGCGCCTGACGCCTGAGCTGTTGCGGCGGCTGGATGCCTGGCGTGGTG